CCTTACGTATATATATTTATAATTCTTGAGCTGGCGGTTCTTCCTCAGGAGGTTGATCGTCCATTGGTTCATCTGGCTGTGCTTCTTTACCAGCAGGCTCAAGGTCTTGATGGATTGTTCCATCTTCTTGTTCCTCTGCTATTTCAGCATCCATTTGTTCTATTTGCTCATCTGTCATTCTTAAAATATTCTTCTTAGCCCATTTTTGTGAAAAGTATCTACCAATAAATGGGTCAACATTATTTAGGGCGTTAATTCTCTCTGTTTGAATTTCCATTTCTTTAAGTTCAGAGAAGTGATTATCTTCCATAAAGTCGTATCTAATAAACTCTTTAGCTTCTGCATATTCTTCTAAAGTCATAATACCTTTAAGTACTAATTGTTTCTCCATAACTTTATCAAATAATATTGAGAATCTATTACGAGTTCTACCAATAAACTTTTGGAATTTTAATTCATCTCTACTTATCTCTGTACTTCTACCAAGTTGGAAACCAGTTTCTGATTCTAATCTTGATACAGGAACATTTAATGATCTGTATAATTTCTTTTGGAAGTATAGTACGTCTTCTAGCTCACCCAAGTTTTGACCACCACCTAAAGATGATATCTCTGTACCTCTACCACCTTCTCTTCTAGGTAACCAATAGTCTTCTAACATTGTCATGAACTTACGATCGTCTCTTACTTCTCCAGTACCAGCATCATAGACTAATCTATTTTTATGCTTTACCATCATATCTCTTAGATACTGTTCTGCTTTCATCTTAGGAAGATTACCTACATCAATATAGAACACTCTTCTTTCAGGTGCTCTTGATATTCTGTATATCACAGTTGCATCTTCTAAGATACGTAATTGATTTAATGGTTTGATTGCTTTGTGTAGATGTGACAACACTATTCTATTATCTTCAGACATCATACCTGATGTCACATTAATAACTGAATCTCTTGCTATCTTAACACCTTGCTCACCAGCAGCAGCGGTAGGAGATCCACCAGGATAACCTGTGAATCCTTTTTCATTATAGATAAAATATTCTTCTTTTGTTTTCTGGATTGTTACAGCACCTGGTCCTGATTGAGCAGAAGCATTTCCAATCCTTTGCTTTTGAACTGTTCTTATCTTTTTAATTTTTCTTGGATCTATGTAACGTAATTCTCTAACACCATCTTCTGTATTGTCTCTATCTACTACTACATGATAGTATAATCTACCATCAATATACCAATGTCTAAAGATTTCATATCCTTTACTATTGAAATCTAATAGTCTTAATGTGTTATCAAATTCTTCACGTATAAGTTGTTTAAGTTTTGGACTACCTTCTAAGCTATCCAAATTCACTTCACAAATCTTATGCTCTTCTCCATAGACAATAGTCTCATTGACTATATCATCAATGGCAAGTTCACACTCTGGCTGTAAAGCCATACGTCTGTATCTTGTTATGAGTTCTGATTCGGTCCTGGTTGAGCCTTCAAGATCAACGTAGGTACCATAAGCACCGCCTTCTGCGACTGTTATAGCACCTTCGTCATCTATCTTTGGTGCAAAAGAACCTATATCTTCTTCTGTCTTTACACCTTTTCTTTTAAACTCAAACCCAAATAATTCCGCCATATTAATTTCACCTTTATATTTTCATTTTATATTTATGTGCCACCAGCATTACCGGTAACGCCACCAACCTCCCAATAGTCATATTGGAATGTAACAGTAAACTCTTCTAAAGTATCTGTTGTATTCCAGTCTAAGTCAATAGGGCTTACTTCCGTAGGAAATATCCCATTAAATGTATAATTTCTCAACGGAAGACCAGTTTTCCCAAAATGGGTCAATGTTGCGTTTGCTTTGTAGAGAGTAGGACTTTATGTTCCAAATGAACGTAAGTTACCTAAATGTGAATTAATGTTATTAGACCACTCTTCCATAGAGTTTCTAATAATCATATCTTCATCATTCATACAAGTAACTGTCCACTCAGCAAAAGTTCTGTCTCCAGCAATTTTTACTTTACGACCGAAGTATGGTACCTCGATTGTTCCTAGTGTAGAAGCAGGCATTTGCGCTGCTCTACACATGAATGGAAATTTTAAATCCGCAGCTGCGTTTACAGGGTTAGTCAATGTCACCTGGAACAGGGATGGACGTGCGCCTCCAAGAGCTAGTTGAGATTTTATTTCGTTTATATTAAAAGCCATTATGCTTTCTCCTTTTACCTAACTATTTATCTTAGAATTGACCAACAACTTCAGAGAATTCAACTCCTGTACGAACCGCTACAAAGTTTAACTGTATGAAGTTAATTGCTCTGGCAGGTTTAATGTAGATATCTCCTACGAACCTGTTAGCATCAATTACTTCTCCAGTGTTGTTTGTTTCGTCACATACAACTCTAAAGTCAAAAATACCTCTTCTACCTTGTACATCTCGTAAGAATGGTTCTACCATGTTACGGAATTGTGCTCTAGTGAACTCATCATTGAATTCAAATAGAGTGTACTTGGCTGCTGTTGCTATTGCTTTTTCTAGAACAATGAATAATCTTCTTACATTAATTCTATCAAATGCACTTGGTTTTGCCAATAATGTTTTATCTCCAAACAATAATGTTCCTTGACCAGGTTGAGTAATAACAGGATTTACTTTATTCTTGTAGAGATGATCTCTGTCAGCTTTATCAGGATTGTATGGAAGTTTAATTACATTTTTAATTACACCTCTATTATATCCTGCAGGACTGAACCAAGGATCTCTTACATCATCTGTTCTTACACAAAGACCAGCTATATCACCATTAAGTGGGATATATCTGTATACATCATTGTACTTATCGTATTGATATTTCCATCCACTATCCATTACTGCATATGAACTTGGTGTTAAAGAATCTGCAAAAGTTGCTACGTCATTAAATTCTCCACCAGTATTGTTTACTACATCAGCCTTTTCAGGTGAGCAGAACACTACACAATCTTTTCTAATATCAGCAATATTATCAATAAGATAATTTGGCCATTGTTCACCATTAGTACCACCTCTGGATAAACCAGCTAGTATTAATGATACATCAACATCCTCTGGACTCTTGAATAAGTCAACAGCTGATGATAATTGTCCTATTGCAATTGAAGTTTCATTTGGATTAGTTCCATCTGAACCAACTTGGAAGGAAGATGTAAATGGTATTACAGAGTTAACATAATTGTTTAAGTTTGCACCTGTATTTGAATATGTTTCTGCAGCAGTGTTAACATTAGAAGTTGCTCTAATATCTGTTCCGCCTACCCATACCCAATTAGATTGGTTATCTATAACATCTTTGTAGTATATGGATTCACCACTTTCGTTCTTAGCATCAGAAGCTCTTGATAGACCTTCCCATACTTCTAAAATGTTATCTTTAACACCTGTGATGTCTCCATCTTCATCAGATATTACTATATGTAATTCATCATTAGCAGTATTGTTTGCTACGTTGTTTGACCAGTCAGTTTGACCTGGGGCTTTATCAACATTATCTCTGTATTCTCAGAAACGTGTAACTCCACCTGAATTAATACTATCTCCTACAGTACTGTTTGCACTAAGGTCTGATGATAATCTGTATTTTTGATCTAATGTAAATGATACGTTAGCTAAGAATGTTGTAGTTCCACCTGAAAGAGTAGCTCCAGCTTGTACAGCACTCTTTGCTACAATCTTAGCTGTTTGATATCCGATAGTACTATTACCTAGACGTACTGTATCTCCAACTGTAAATACTGTTTGTGCAGTAGTCATAGATAAATTAGCACCAACTCTTATAGCATGTGATGTCTGACCAGTACTATCTCCTGACTCAGTACCTGATTGACTGAATAGTAATGTATTACTACCAACAGACATAGTTGCTACAAAGCCATTATTGGATCCAGCAACATCCATTGAACTGTTTGTTTGACCAGTAAATGTGCTTTCAAATGCTAATGGACTATCACATACACTAATTTTTAAACTATTACCTAATGATCCTGGATACTTTGCTATGAAAGCTGATAATGATGCTGAAGATGATAATGTTAAACCATCGTGATGTTCTGAATTTTTAATTAAATCTGTTTGTGTTGCTACTTCATTGTTTGCAGTTGTTGATTGGTTTTGCAATACAGTTGAATTAATTGCATCAGATGGTATTGCTCTTGCTACATATAACTTATTACCATATGATAAAAAGTTTGCAGCTGTGAAAAATGTTACGAAGTTGGTTGAATCTGGCTCACCAAAGGTACTCGCTAACTCTTCTTCAGAAGATATTAGGCTTCGCTCTTCAGCGGGTCCCCATCTAAACCAACCAGCTAGGGCGCCTTCTGTGGTAGAAACTGCAGGTATAATGCCTGTCAGATCTACTTCGGAGACGTTTACGCCTGGACTAACTTGAAATCCCATGTCTTGTTTCTCCTTATATGACCTTTAGTGGTGCTTGTAATTTGGGCTTGTATTTATTTATAAAAACCATGGGTTCACGAAAAAACTTATAATGCATCTTTTATAAGATAATTGTACTTATTTAAAAATTCTTCTATTGTAGGAGCTGATTCTGGCATCAATGATACAGTAACTCTCCTAGTTTCTATATTCTCTACTGAATGTAATCGTGGTGTATTA